AAAGTATTGGTTGCGCTCTGCATTATATAACAATTCGTCCCTTGAAAGTTTCTTGAGTTGAAAGTTAAACAAGACTTTATTAATTGGTATAAGTGGTCACTTTCCATTAAGGATTGCGATCCGGCGATATTCATGACCAATTATCTTTTCAAAAGATTTGAGCATAACAGAGAACAAAAACTCTGGATTGCTTGGATCTACGGCACAACGTATTATTTTCCAACAACATGGGTGATATGGAATGAGTTTCCTGATATGGAACTTGTTGGTCTTGATCGCCTAAAGGATTGGAACAATAAGAATTATAAACGCCTACGTTATCAAACAGACACTAAATGGAACAAAGGACATTTACCTGCGCAGTTTGAATCGTATAAGAACTGGGTTGGAGATCGTTCCCAGATAGAAGCGTTTCGTCCGTTTCTTACTGGAACGCCAAGAGAAAACTTTGATATGCTATGGGATGAAGTGAAAACCAAGTTCCATAAGTTCGGTAGATATTCTACTTGGTTCTATTTACAAACATTAAAACAGTGTTGTGATCTGCCTATTGAACCTGGTAATCTAATGCTAGAAGATCATTCAGGTTCTCGTTCTCATCGTAACGGTTTATGCCTCGCTGTTGGATTAGATCAATGGTATGATCAAAAACTAAATGCCAAACAGATAAACTATTTGGACGGTCAGGCATATTATATTCTAAAAGAAGTTCAAGAGGAATTTCCTGACACTGATTATTTCGATATGGAAACGTGTCTTTGTTCTTTTAAAAAGTTATTCAGAGTAAAACATGGTCGTTACCTGAGTTACTATCTTGATCGTCAGGCAGAAGAAATTGCTCAATGTGAAAAGGATGGCTGGGATGGTATTGATTGGCAACCAATGTGGGACGCTCGAAATGAAACTCTAAATAATAAACTGTTGACAAACAAGATTGACAATAGTAAAATGGCTTTATATATTGAGAATGGCGTTCTAGATTGCACAGGTTTGTTTGTTGAACCTGAGAGTGTCGGTATTGAAAGGTTTATGTAATGAAAGTGATTGCGATTGGTGGTGAGCCAGGTGCTGGCAAGTCTACGTTAATGAAAGAAATTCTTACTAAGTTTGTTTGGTCTAAGATTTATGATAGCGTGAAGCTCGTTCCCTATCTTCAGTATGGAAAATATTATATTCTTGGTAAGTATGACGAAGGCGAAACCTTCTCGGGTACAGACCGTATGTCAATGGCGGTTCAGCCAGAAGCAATTAAATTCCTAGCAAGTTTAGATAAAGATGCGGTCGTTCTTTTCGAAGGCGATCGTCTTTTCACGTCAACGTTCCTAGAACATTGTGTTGAGAATTACGATACTGAAATCATTTATCTAGAAACTGATAAGGAAGTTCGCCAAGAGCGATACAAGGAACGTGGTAGCAATCAGAACGAAACTTGGTTGCAGGGTCGTGAAACTAAGATTGCTAATATTATGACAAACATGACTCTGATGTTTAACACTAATAGATATAAAAATAATAACAAAGACGATCAGAAATTTATTATTGAAGATATTATGAATAAATTGGAGAACTCATGACCAAAACTTATAGATTTGAGAATGGCGATTATTATGGTCAACCGCTTTCTGCGTCAGCGCAGGCAATTGGTGCAACTGGTCCTACTGGTGCTGTTGGTTCAAAGCGACAAGAAGATCCTTATGTTGGAATGAGCATGGATCCGCCAATTGCTTCAACTTGGCCGCCTAAATATAAATATAAGGAAGACGAAATTATTCGTGACTTCCACGCCTATATCGACAAGACATATGGGCAACATTATATGACTGAAGAGCAAAATATAGAATGTTTCGACGTGTGGCTCGCCCTCGGTGATTCTATGCCTACCTTCCGAAACACAGCTATTAAGTATCTCTGGCGCTACGGTAAGAAGAACGGTAGCAACAAAGCAGATCTTATGAAGGTTCTTCATTACACTCTTATGATGTTATACAACGATCATTATAAGGATAAGAAATGAAAGAATTGAAAGATTTTCATGATCATAACGAGCGTAGACATAGAGAATATATGTCTCATTTTATTAATCTAGGAACAGGCATTGCTTGTCCTCATTGTGGAGATGAATTACAAGATACAAATCCCTCAGTAGTAACAACTTCGCTTCCTCCACAAAAAGCAGTTCATTGTAATACTTGTAAGTTTAAAAGTTTTATAGTAGCATAAGAAAGGTATATAATGGAAATTCAGATCCCTATTGAAAAATTGAGAGAGCGTGGTCTATTCGTCGCCACGCCAATGTATGGTGGACAGTGTGCAGGTATGTTCGCAAAGTCGTCAGCTGACTTGTCTGCTTTGTGCACACAGTATGGTATTCCTCTACAGTTTTATTATTTGTTTAATGAATCACTAATTCCTCGTGCACGTAACTATTGTTGTGACGAGTTTATGCGTTCCAATATGCAGCACATGATGTTTATTGATGCTGACATCGGATTCAATCCACAGGACGTCATTGCGCTTATGGCTCTTCAGGTTCAGGAAGAAGATAAGTATGACATCATTGGCGGACCATATCCAAAGAAGTGTATTTCTTGGGAAAAGGTTAAGCACGCTGTTGATAAGGGTGTTGCTGACGAAGATCCAAACGTCCTTGAAAAGTTCGTTGGCGATTATGTCTTCAATCCAAAGGGTGGGCAGCAGTCTATTCCTCTTAGCGAACCAGTAGAAGTTCTTGAAATTGGAACTGGCTTCATGATGGTTTCTAAGAAGGCAATGCAGAAGTTTGTCGATTCTTATCCAGAATATAATTATAAACCAGATCATGTCCGTACTGAACACTTTGATGGCACTCGTGAAATCATGATGTTCTTTCAGGCAGAGATCGATCCTAAGTCTAAGCGTTATCTTTCAGAAGATTATTGGTTCTGTCAGAAGGCTCAGGAAATTGGACTGCGTACATGGTTCTGTCCATGGATGAAGATGCAGCACGTAGGCACCTATATCTTTGGTGGTTCGTTGGCTGATCTTGCTTCAGTTGGTGCTTCTGCGACCGCCGATCCAGGTGCACTTGGTAAGTATAAAGACAAAGGCAAAAAGAAGTAAGTGGAGATTATATAATGAAGATTGATACTAATACAGTAAATGTTTTGAAGAACTTCTCAAAGATTAATCCTTCGATTGTTGTTCAGCAGGGTAATGTTCTTAAGACCATTTCCCCAAATAAGACCATTATGGCAAAGGCTACTGTTCCGACAGAGTTTACTAAGAAGTTTGCCATCTATGATCTTAACCAGTTCCTTTCTAGCCTGAGTCTATACAATGACCCAGATCTAGAAATCGATGAGACTTTTGTTTATATGAAGGACTCTTCTTCGGAACAGGGCAAGTTCCTTCTTGCTGACGAGAGCACAATCACTAAGGCTCCAGAGAAGGATATTAACATTCCATCAACGGATGTTACCTTTACTCTAAAGAACGAAGATCTTAATAAGGTCGAGAAGGCTGCTGGTGTTTTGAGTCTGCCAGAAATCGTTGTTGCTGGTGACGGCAAGACTGTTTTCCTAAAGGCAGCTAACTCAAAGAATCCAGGTAATGAGTTTTCTCTACCAATTGGAGAAACTACAAAGACTTTTAACGCAGTCTTTAAGTTTGAGAACATTAAGATTCTTCCTGGTGATTATGAGGTCACCATTTCAGCACGAGGTATTTCTAAGTTCATTGGTAAGGACGTGGAATACTTTATTGCAGTTGAGCAGCACTCAACATTCTAATTTGAATGGGGAGCTTCGGCTCCCCTCTTTTTGATATGATGGAGTTATATTATGAAAATGCCAAAACGCCCAAAGAACGGCGTTGTTACTAGAAAGACTGCTGATGATCTAGCTACCACGACTATCTTTGGAACTAAAGAAGTTGTAAAGTTGAGATGTGTCACTTGTGGGAAATTGAAATTAAAATCAGAATTCTATCTTGAATCAAAGAGTAAAAGAAAATACGAAAATCAAGTTAGAAAGCAGTGCGTGATTTGTTGGGACGAACATAATGGTTATATGGGCGCTCCGAGAAATGTTTCTGGTAATACTATTGTTATGTTTTGTGAAGAGGTAAAGTAATGAACGAAGAATTTCTTTGGGTTGAAAAGTATCGTCCAAAAACTATCGAAGATACTATTCTTCCATGTGACTTGAAAGCAACATTCCAACAGTTTGTTGATCAAAAGAATATCCCCAATTTGATTTTGTCTGGTACAGCAGGTGTTGGTAAGACAACTGTTGCACGTGCCATGCTTGAACAATTGGGTTGTGATTATATCGTAATTAATGGATCTATGAATGGAAACATCGACACACTCAGAAACGAAATCCTTAACTTTGCCAGCAGCGTATCTCTTTCAGGTGGAAGGAAATATGTCATCCTTGACGAAGCGGATTATCTTAATGCCAATTCTACTCAACCCGCACTTCGAAATTTTATGGAGGAATTCTCGAGGAATTGCGGCTTCATTCTCACCTGTAATTTTAAAAACCGCATCATTGACCCTCTCCATTCCAGATGCTCGGTAATTGATTTTAAGATCAGCAAGAAAGCTATTGCTAAACTTGCCACGCAGTTCTTCAAGCGTGTTACTTTTATTCTAGAATCAGAAGGCATTGAATTCGATCAGAAGGTTGTTGCCGAAGTAATCAATAAGCACTTCCCAGATTGGCGTCGTGTTCTTAACGAGCTTCAGCGTTATTCAGCAACAGGTAAGATTGATTCTGGTATTCTTGTAAACCTTCAAGAAACTTCAATCAAGGAATTGGTTGGGCTTCTAAAGGAACAGAACTATACTGAGATCCGTAAGTGGGCGAAGAACAACATCGATACAGATGTTAATGCTCTCTATAATCAGTTCTATGAGATCTCTTCTGATATTTGTTCAAAGAATACAGCGCCTGTTCTTGTGCTTAATCTTGCCAAGTATCAGTATCAGAACGCTTTCGCTGCCAATCCAGAAATTAACTTCGTAGCATTCTTAGTTGAAATAATGATCAACTGCGAGTTTGTGTAATGTCTAAGAAGTTCGTCAACGTATTGGGAGAAGAAAGAGATTTCGAGAAAGAAGCAGTAGGATTCTTTGGTAATTGGGCCAAATGGGCAGAGGAACAGAAGCAACCCAAACCGAGGTATGATTGGCGTTATGAAAATTCAATTACGAGTGGGAAGAAGGTCGAACTTGACGGTGATTATAGTCAATGGAGAACCAATAACATACTTTCTAATTACAAGGAGTTAATATTTTACACCAATGAAATGAATTGTCATTATGGCGTAACAGATCAAATGCATTATGACTACTTGTATAATAGTATTCGTAAAACAAAACGTTGGTCAAAAGCAGAAACCAAGGAAGAAAAGAAAGCCAGAGAGAAGAAAGAAGCACTAATAGACCTTATTTCCACCCATTATAAATATAACGCAATCCGTGCAAAAGAAGCATTGAAAGTTTTAACGGAGGCGCAAATTAATGAAATAAAGAAAAAACAAGAAAAAGGTGGAATGAAATGAACGAACTCTTAGACTCTCTTGTAGAAGTCAAAATTGCAGAAGAAGAAGACTTCTTGAAGATTAAAGAGACGCTCACTCGTATTGGTGTCGCTTCTCGCAAGGAAAGAAAACTATATCAATCTTGTCATATTTTTCATAAGCAAGGTAGATATTACATTGTGCACTTTAAGGAAATGTTTTTGATCGACGGTAAACCATCAGACTTCTCAGAAGAAGATAAAGGTCGTCGTAATAAAATTGCCATGTTACTACAGGACTGGGGACTACTTAAAGTAGTAGAACCAGATCGCATAGGCGAACCACAAGCATCGATGAGTCAGATTAAGATTATCAATCATAAAGAAAAGCATGATTGGACTCTAGAAGCCAAGTATAACATGGGTCGTAAGAAAAAGTAATTGAAGGGATTATATTATGTGGCCGTTTAAAATTGAGAAAAGACCAAACACTCCGGCAGAAGAAAAGCTCGAGCAAATTAAACAGATTCTATTTCCTCCATGTAAACTTATGGAAGATATGGATGAAGGCGGAGAGTTTCATAAATGGCAAGTGGATTACTCTGCTGATTTAAATTTAAATGCTGCTTTGATCGATCTTCAAGAAGGTCATAATGATAAGGCGGTTCACAATACCATTACTGATATTGAAGATCGTCTTATTAAAGTCAGGGATATTCTCGACGAGCATATGCAGATAAGTAAAGAAGCAGAATATATTGTCGTAGAGAACTTGAAGGAAGAGGTTGATGAGTGACAAAGTATTCAGCAACGGCGAAACATTTGTGAAAATGTCGGATCTACTTCCGTTAGTGATAGAGGCTGTTGTCGATTCTAGATTTAAATATCTTAAAGAATTAGAATACGAAAATCATCGTCATGCGAGAAAAATTCTCGACGAAGAATATAAACCAGCTGTTGAAAAATTAAAACAGATCATAGAAATATTGACGTGATAAAAATAAAAGAATCGTTCGATGACAAATCGAAAACATATAACAAATATTATGTTTTTGACGAACAGATATATGAAAAAGAATTATTCGGCGATCAATATAGAAATGAAATGGGGAACCATTGGGATTTAGATGGCGAAAAACAATTAAATATGTTGATAGATAATGGCCTGAAAAAAGATATGAATTTTTTGGAGATTGGCTGCGGGTATATGAGGGCAGGATCTCACATAATAAATTTTTTAGATCCGTTTAAATATTATGGAATAGACGTAAATAAAAAATCTCTAATAATAGGTGTGAACAACGAGTTATATAAAAAAGGTTTAATAGATAAAATAACAGAAAACAATTTTTTAGCTACTGATAATTTTCATATCAACAATTTCGATATAAAATTTGACATGGCTCTGGCAAATTCGGTTTTCACTTTTTTGCCTATAGAAAAATTAAAAATGTTTTTGAAAGATTCTTATAATAGCTTTAACGAAAAATCTAAAATCATTATATCTTTTTGGATCGTTGAAGATTCTTTTGATACATCTAAACCTTTTGAGTTTTCAGAAGAGAACTATTTCTCAAGAACAACATATTATAACAGACCACCATATTATACAAAGATTTCGGATATTGAAAAAAGTTGCGATGGGCTTTGGAAATTCAAACAAATAAACGTTTTTCGATACCAATTAGGACAATCTTTTTTCTTGTTTGAAAGATTGTAATTTTCTAATTTTGTAGTAGAATAGAAATTCGATTGGAGATTTCTATGTCTATGCATATCTTACCTGCTTATTATACCACGACTGTTAGTAAACGTAAGCTCAACCGTAAGAGTAAGGCTAAGACTAAGCTAGTCTCTGACCACGATAGGTGGTTGTTATCGAAGGGTCTTCATCCCGATCAGATAAAGTTGAAAAAAGGTGTTGACAAAAACTGGAAAAAGAAGTATACTGAGGATATGAAGGTTGATCGTGAGGGTTACGTTTCCTCAGGTTTGTCAGGTTCTAAGTCTGCCTGTGCTAAACGGGACATCATGACCAACCTTCATAAAGAACCAGAGCATGTTCAGAAGGAAATTCTGAAGAAGGCTAGTCTAGTTATGCCGCTCTATAACAAGGGCGGTCTGCAGTATGCTGGTCCAGACGTAGATCTTACTACTGTTGGATCAAAATCTCGAAGAGGATGACTAAATAGATGGCTACGAATATTAAACTTTCAGAAGTATTCATGAATGTTTCAGAGGGTATCACACTCAATCGTTATGAGAACGGTTGGATGGTGGAGGTCTCTGGCAACGATCACGACGATCGGTGGCAGAATAAAAAGTTTATCTTCTCTGATCTAAAATCAGTGTTGACTTTTGTGGAAGAATATAGTAAGATTAATCTATCCTAAGAGGAGAAAACGATGAGTGGTATGGGAAATATCTACATCCAGAGACAAGATGATACTGGTAACTGGAGAACCTATACTGTTACATCTAATAATGATTTGCTGATTATTTCGGCAATGAAAAGCCTCAAAGATCAGTTTCCGGACAGTCGTGTCCGTGCTATCGATGAGAAGGGTATGTTAGTTAACATAATTTGACTTGAGAAAGAAAGAGGTATATAATGGTTCAGAATGCAACTCAGCTAGATAAGGTTTTCGAGGCTCTTGTTAATCGTGGCGAGGAACTTACTGCAGCGCAGATTAAGGCTCGTTATGGTGCAGGCAATCCGCACGATCTTGTCTATAAGATTCGTCAGATGGGTTATGCTATCTATCTAAACGAATCGAAGAATTCAAAGGGCGAAACTGTCGCTAAGTATCGCTGTGGTAAACCAAGCCGCAAGATTATCGCTGCTGGTTATCGAGCGTTGGCCGCTGGTCTCTGATTAATAGAGGGGCGGTCCTAGTGGCCGCCTTTTTTATGGGAGTGTGTGTCCGGAATTGGTTACGGCAAGGTCTGCAAAACCTAAAATATGTGGGTTCGAGTCCCATCACTCCCTCCAAAAAGTTGTTGACTTCTTCGGAAGTTTAGGTTATAATGAATATATAATGCTTAGATAGGTACAGGCTCGTGCGAGCAAGGCGCCAGTAAATACTGATGCTCAAACCTTGTATCTTTATCCGTGGGCTCTGGTTGCAAC